AATTACACCATCTGTGCAACGGAATTTCTTTGATCCAAGTTGCTTAACGATATAACCGTTTACTGATGCAGTTCCGTTGTGAAACTGTACTTTGATTTCATTGCCGCCTGTTGTAGGTGCTCCGAAAAATCTTTTATTAAGTGGTCTTCCCATTTGTTTATCTCCTGTAAAACGTTCTAGGTTTACGCAGTGGGTCATTTCTGCATAAGTCCGCTCTGTGCGGCACGATTAATGACACAAGTATTTATCCGAAAAGAAAAAAGGCTAGTGCCAAAACATTATCCTTAAAAAAGTCACAAAAAAAGGTAGCGTTGCCGCTACCTTTAATCTTGTTACTGTCTAAGTAAGACTTAGCTAAAACTTACGTTACCGTGAGTGATGCCAACTTTACCTAGGTAGTCCGCTGCATTACCAAGTGACGAAGCAGTGTTTGTTAGTTCAACATAACCATAACGTGTCATGAAGCTAACTACTGGTTCGAATGTACCTGGATCAAGCACAACGCCTGAGCTCATTAGCGGGATGTATGGGCAATAAAACGCCGCTGCATCTGATTCGCTTGAACCTTTATAACCAATAAGTACTGGTGCGCTATCTGAAGCATATGTGTTAACATAAACTTTCATTGCATTGTTCAAAGTACCAACCATCTTAGTGTTAGTTGGAGCTTCAAATGTACCTTCAGTTGTTCTTGCGAACGCTGAAGTTGTAGCAGACTGTAGGATAGTTAGTGCAAATGGTGATACCACTGCCCAGTTACCTGCGCCTCTACGTGTACGCTGTGCAATCAAGTTACTTACGCGGTTGATTTGTACTGCTAGTGCAGCATGCTCATCACCTACGAAAGTAGCTGTACCTGATACTGCTGCTTGGTTATAAGTTTCAATAGCATTACCTGCTAGTGAAGATAAAGAAGCAAGTACTTCTTGGTCGATCTCAGCAGTAATTTCTTGTGCTAGAGCAGCCATAATTTCTGCTTCAACATCAATACCATGCTGTGATTGTGCATCTTGTGCAGCTTCAAAAGTCCAACGAGCACTTAACTTACGTGTCTTGGCTTCCACTGTCTGCTTTAAGATTTGGATTGACATTCTGTTACCAGCTTGTCCTTCCAATGAAGCTGTAGCTGATGCGCGATCTGTTGCTGCATCACCTGAATAGCCTTCAGCGATCTTAAATGGTGATAATGCTTCTTCACCAGCGCCAACGTCTGTGCCGTTTGTGCTGTCGAAGTCGTCACTATAACGTACTCTTAGTGTGTGAATTTGACCAACTGGTCCAGTCATTGGCTGTACACCAACTAATTCGTTAGCAATAACTGTTGGCATTACACGACGGATAACTGGTAGGATAACACGGTTAAGTGTTGCTACGTTACCTGCAGATGTTGCGCCTGCTGTTGCACTCTCAGACAAATATCTGCGAGTATTTTCTAGGGTTGTTTCCATTACAGCTTTCTTGGTGCCTTGCAGGCCTTCAAGAAGTGCAGTTTTGGTGTCTACCCAGCGTGATTCTAGTAGTTCTGACATCATAATCTCCTTAATTTAATCCAGCAAGACGGCGTATATCTAATACATTATTAGTATCGTCTGCTTTAGTTGTCATTTTTGGTTGTTCCGTACGGTTGCCTGTTATTTCTTTGCCTTCTGCTAATACTGCCTTACGCTTTGCTGGAGTATTTCCGTCAATCACTGATGGTAGGTACTTATCAAAAGACTTTTGTAGTCTATCGGTTTGTACTGATTCCAGTAAGTCTGTCATAATCTCGCGTTGGTTTTTACCTAATGGTGCAACCAGACTGCTTAGTATTTTGTCTCTACGAGCAGTTTCAACTAGTACAGATTTCTCTGATACTGCTGTCTCTGCCAATTTCTTAGCTTTGACAACTAGTGTCTTAGCCTCTGTCACTTGTAGCTCTTTAGTTGCAATAACTTTTAAGAGTTTAGAAGTTTCAGATTTTTCATTTAGATAACTGTTTGCATATTCGGAAGCAAAAGCTTCGAATAGTTTACGCCCAAAATCATTTGTGCGAGCTGCTTCAATATCTTCTTTTAATTGGCTAATTTCTTTATTAAGATTTTTACCAACTGTTTCAGATACTAGTGCAGCACTTCTTGTAACAAATTCTTTTTGAACTGCTACAAATTTTTCTTTAGCTTCACGTACAAGGCGTACCTTGGTCTCAGCTAAGTCGTTCTTGTCTTCATGAAATTCTGCAATTTCAGTTGCAAGTGATTCAACAACAAATTCTTCAAGTTGTGAAAACTTGTCTGCCATTACTTTTTGATCTTCGTGTAATTCGCTAACTTCTTTCTTCAAAGATTCCATTACAAAACCTTTTAGTAAGCCTGCATTTTCACGCATTGCAATAGCATATTTGGCTTTCGCCTCAGCTAGTTGCTTGCGATCTTCTGCAAATTCTTGAAGTTCTGTAGCAAGACCTTCCTCTAATAGTTTGTCAATTGACTCAACCATTACAGATTTATCATGCTCATACTTCTTAGCAAATTCTTCACGGAGTTCAGCAGTAGCAAACTGGCGATTTTCTTTCACCTTTTCGTCCCACGCTTCTTGGATTTGTGTCTTCACTTCTTCTGTTACTACGTCATTCTCAAAAAGTGTTTTTAGTGCATCCAACATGTTAATGTTCTCCTATTATTGGAGTCTACTGATTATATTAACCAGAGATTCTTTTAAGTATTTCTGTGCCTTTGCGTCGTGCTTTGTTGCCTGTGCTAATTCATATGCCTTCATGCCGCCACGTGCATTCATTAAATGTTCGTAGATTGGTGTAGGATATGCACCAGGGGCACTAGGCTGAGCCACAATGTCCACAGTGATTATTTCAAAATCAGATACTTCATTGCTTCCGTCTTCTGATACGTTGCCACTTCCACGCGACGAAACTCCTAGTTTAACTCCGCTTTCCAGCATTGTTTTAACTAGTTGTCCCATCGGTGTTGGTAGTACTTTTAGTTTTCCATAACCGTTTGCGCCATCCATCCAGCTTTCGCTGATCATATGACTTACGCGGTCTAAGTTGATATTAAGGCCTTCCGGATGATCTACTTCACCAAGAACACTGTATCCTCCTTCAATTTGATCATTGAGAGTTTTGACAGCCCTGCCAATTTCGTCTACAGGATACACACGCTGATTAGCGTTGCGTACTCCGCCTTGTATCATGATACCTTTCATGTACAAGTCTTTTCCTTCGTTAGCAGACTCAACAACCATCTTAGCTTGGTCGAATGTCAAGTGTTCTTGAATTAAGTTCATTTAGTTTTCCTTAACCTTGCTTACTTAGCTCTAGTCGATACTTTGTTTAAAGTACTTCCTGCGGCTTTGTCAGCAGTTTCTGGCTTACCTTTTTTCTCAGCGCCATGTCCCGCTCCGGCAGTCTTACTTGCCTTTGCAGCTTTGCCACCTGGAACGTTAATGTTACCAGTTGACATTTCTTTTGGACTTTGATCACTTAGTGCTGAACCTTTAAGGTTTCCCTTGTTAGCTTCTACACCAGCGTCTGTTCCAGCTTGGTTTAAATTACCAGCTGTTCCGCCCATGTTATTTGGTTTTGCTACTGTTGAAGTAGTATTTGCACCGCCGTCACCCATTGTTGCACTTACTTTTTCAACATACTCACGCATTTGTTCGCCAGCCGTCATATTAGCTTTTGCTTCTAATGGTGTAATTGTTGCTTGGAATGATTCTTCTTCTGGCTCTTCTTCAGCGTCCATATCCATGTCCATATCCATGTCCATTTCATCTTCGTCGCCTTCTTCGTCGCCTTCTTCGCCGTCAGCTTCGCCTTCGTCGCCTGCGTCATCACCTGACATCATTGCGTCAAATTCTGCTTTTAGGTCTTCTAGAGCGTCTTCAAGATCCATAACACGATCTTCAACATCTCCATCTTCGTCGTCGCCTTCTTCGTCGTCGTCGCCATCTGGCATTTCAACGTCACCCATCATATCGTCAGCTGGATCGCCGCCCATATCTGCTGGATCTGCTTCAACTTCAAATTCTTCTAGGTCAAAACCTTCTTCTAGCTCATCATCGTCTGACTCATCAACTTCTTCGTCATCAGCTTCTTCTAGCTCATCATCGTCTGACTCGTCAACTTCTTCGTCAGTTGCTTCGTCAACTTCTTCATCTTCTAAATCATCTTCTAATAGTGATTCATAAATGTCACGTGATTTTTCAACTACAATCTCGTGGAATAATTCTTCAGCTCCTGCTTTGTCTTCGTTAACAAGCTTTTGAAGCATTTCTTCAAACTTCTTTAAATCTGCCATTTTGTTTCTCCTGTAAAAGTTAATTACCTATGGTAAGGCTGTCATTATTATTTAGTATAGAGAATGAAATGTATGCATATATAGGCTCAAAACGAGCCATTTTACAGAAATACTATATAATCCCAAAAGATCTCTGGAATTCTTCAACAAGCGTTGTCTTTAAGTTGCTAAATTTATTTA